TATTTCAATCTTGAAATGAATAAGAGCCAACTATGTCAAAGGTTAATACTTCAAGATGCTGGTGATTCAATCCATTCATCAAGACTTAGAGATGGTAACCTAAGTCAATCTGAGTTACATTCATTTGAAAAGGTAATAGGTAACATAGAGAAAGCACCATTCTTAATCTACGATAAGGCAAGGTGTGGAGTACATGAGGCAATAAGGGTAATGAAGAGAGAGCATCGTAAAGGCAGATGTAAGTGGGCAATCATCGACTATTTGCAATTGATGACCATAGAAGGCTTTAAAGGAGGCAATAGAGAGGCGGAAGTAGCTGAGATAAGTAGAACATTAAAAGCAGCACAAAAGGAACTTGGCATACCAATTATAGCACTTGCACAACTTAGTCGTGAAGTTGAGAAAAGACCTGATAAAAAACCAATACTATCTGACTTACGTGAGTCAGGTTCATTAGAGCAAGATGCAGATAGTGTAGCATTTGTTTGGAGACCATCATACTATGGATTGAATGATGATAATGGTAACCCATACACAAATCATATCTTCTACTTGTTTGAGAAGCATAGGCAAGGAGCAACTGGTGTAGTTGAGTTTAGGCATTCACCTAATATGACTAACTTTACTGATGTAGTTACCCACGATGTAGGTAGTACATTTCTTCCACCACTAAAAGACCTAAGACACTATGCAGACAATGATTGGAATAAAGACACAGAGCATACTCCATTCTGAGTATACCAACTACCTCAACAAGCACCTTAGTGAGCCGTTTGTAATGCTGGATGAGATGAATCTAACGTATCAGCAGTTTGAGGTGCTATTCAATAACTCTTACCCATTTCGTCAGATGTGGTCAATTGAATGTGACTTGACCTATTACGAGATAAGAAGTGGTAGGTGTGAGTATGCTAAGGTGTATCACGGCAAGATATTTTGTACTAATAAACAATGTAAATAAAATACAATGTCTAAAAAAGATTTAATATATAGCGACCAACTATCTATGTTTGGCTCTAAAGAAATAATAGGATTTGGTAATAAGGAATTTTGCATTAAAGAAATAGATAGAAATAAAGCTAACTCAATAATTGTAAAAAATCATTATAGTAAAAAGTTTTACAATGCTACCTATATTCATTTAGGTGTTTTTATGAATGATATTATAGTAGGTGTTTTGCAATTTGGTTACGCTATGAATCCAGCAAGTGCGGGTAGTGTTGTAAAAGATACTGAAATGAATCAATACTTAGAATTGAATAGAATGTGGTTAGATGATATAGCACCAAGAAATTCTGAAAGTATGGCTATTAGTTACTCAATAAAATACATTAGAAGCAAGATAAAAACAATCAAGTGGGTTCAATCATTTGCAGATGAAAGGTGTGGAGGGTATGGTATAGTTTATCAAGGTGCAAACTTTGATTATTATGGTGAACATACATCTACATTTTGGGAATTAGACGATGAAGTATATCACAATAGTATGATGACAAGTAGAAAAGCTGGAGGTAAAAAATATGATTTACTACAAGCAAATAAAGAAAGATGTACAAGTCATACTTTGAGACAATTCAGATATATATATTGGATTGACCAAAAATGGAAAAGTAAAGTATTATTAAAACAAAAACCATATCCTAAACACTATAACGAAAAAGTAAATGACAATCAATAAACAATGCAAAACGTAATCATATAATTACTATATTTGTTGACTATGGAACTAAAAAAGAAAGATAACAGAGGTGGTAAGAGACTTGGTGCTGGTCACCCATTCAAGTATGGTGAACGTACAATTAACATCACATTTCGCATACCAACATCACACAAGGAACTAATCAAGGTAATGGTCAAGCAGTATCTTGATAGGGTGAGTGATGAACATAAATCAAACAAACCAACTAAATCTGAACACTATGGCTGCTGAACAATCAATCATTGAACTAATCTTTGAGAAACAAAACGAACTTACCATTGATGATTTTAATCTATGGTTGACATCTAACTACGATGAACTTAAATCACAACATAAGGTTGAGGTAATGGGTGCATATGAATGTGGTCAAGAAGACAATGAAAACTATGGTTTTTCATCTACTGCATCATTAAATCATTATATTCAGTTCTATGGATAAGAGGCAATCAGCAGTTGAGTGGTTAAGAGAATCAATTAACAAAAAACTAAACAATGAACTTAGCCCATACTTTGTAGATTTATTTGATAATGCCAAAGCAATGGAGAAACAACAAATGGATAAGGTAAGTGAAGATTGGTTCGTTGAAGGTTGCACTCACATAAAGGATAACAAAAGAATTTACCAATCATTTGAACAATACTACAACGAAAACTATGGATAGTAACCTACTACTTATACCTTGTGCAATTGAATCTGTTGCTACCCGTAGAGATAAGACCTTAAAGGTAGTGATAGGTACTCAAGAACTTTCTCCAGCGAAGGCTGCTGAACTATTCAACCAATGGACATCAGGTGTAGGTGTTATGGCTTTCAAAGGTGAATCATTCAATTACAATGATGAAGAGTTACTCAAGTCAATCAAGATAGATGCAGAAGAAATGGGAAGCAAGACACCCAGTCAAAGGTTGAGGTCTTGCCTCTATGTATTGTTTGAACGCAATCCTGAAGGCTTTAATGACTTCAATACCTACTATGCATCAATGATGGATAAGTTTATTGATATGGTCAAGAAACGAATTGACACCTACCAACTATGAACAAGACCCACACCATACAAGATTCAAGTGGTAATAAATTAATTGCCTCTCATAAGGATTCAATCATCAATCTATCATTGCTACTTGCTGATGGTAAGAAGAGAGCCATAGGTCAGATTGATAAAGCAACAAGAACTCTAAGACTGGTAAGGTCAAGGTCAAAGCATCTTATGAGAGTCAATAACTCTTATGGCATCAACTACTACCTGATTGAGAATGGTGTGACATTTGACAAAGTTGAGATAGTAGATGAACAAAGTAGATGGTTAATACCTAAAGACTATCTTATGGAACATTGCACAACAATGAACTTTAAGGCTCAAGGATTTGAACTACAGAAGTTCATATCACTTGACAAACTAAATTCTTATGTAACTTTGTAGTTATGGAAGCAGAAAACCAACCTAATAGTGTAGGTAGACCAACTGAATACAAAGAACTATTCAATGAGCAAGTCTTTGAGATGGCATTGCTCGGTCTATCTGATGTACAGATGTCTAACATCATTGGAGTATCTGAGGTGACATTTAATGCTTGGAAGCACAAACACCCTGAATTTCTTAAGTCATTAACGCAAGGGAAAGAGAATGCTGATGGCAAAGTAGCAAGGGCAATGTACAAACGTGCATTAGGTTTGACCATCATTGAAGAGGCATTGACTAAAGATGGTCAGATAGTACAACTAAGAAAAGAGTTACCACCTGATACTCCAGCAGCAAAGCATTGGTTAGCTAATAGACAAAGAAAACTTTGGGCAAACAATGGTGAAAGCACGATGTACACAACAGAGCCATTGATTATCATAAGGACTGAGGGAGACAAAGATGAATGAGTTTCAAACTAACAAAACGCCAAACAACTGCATACGACTTAGCAGTTAATGGTTTTAAGAAAGTAATAGTATTCGGTGGTGCAATTCGTGGAGGTAAGACATACTGGTTACTACTAACACTATCATCACTATGTTTACTCTACCCACGTTCAAGATGGGTAATCATAAGAAAGACATTACCCGATTTAAAGAGGACTACCTTTCCATCATTCAGTTCAATTCTTAACGATGGGTTGAATCAATACATAAGTTCATGGAATCGTGAGACCAATGTAGTTACGTTTACCAATGGTTCAGAGTTAATCTTTATGGCTGAATCATTTGATGATGATAAAGACTTGAATAGGTTCAGAGGACTTGAAGTTAATGGTGCTGGACTTGATGAAGTAAATGAACTACAAGAAGCAACATTCTACAAGGTACAAGAACGTATAGGTAGTTGGAATAAAGCAATAGGTCAAGCACCAATAGTATGTTTGGCTACTTGCAATCCAGCTAACAACTGGGTTAAGTCAGTTATCTATGAAAGGTGGCGAAACAATACACTACCTGATAAGTGGGCATACATCAATTCACGTATAACAGATAACCCATACATAAGTCAAGACTATCTTGAGTCACTTAAAGAGTTACCACCAATTCAGTATGCACGATTCGTAGAAGGTGATTGGGATGTAATGGACGATGTATCAAACCCATTCTTATATGCTTGGGATGACGATAGGCACATAGACGATTCACTAACCATCAATCCTAACCTACCAGTATTTATATCAGTCGATTTCAATATTAATCCATTGTCAGCATTAATCATTCAGCAACATACAACTAAGGGGTGTTCAGTAGTTGGTGAAATTAACATTGACAAAGGTAGCATTGATGCATTCTGTGATTATGTTGAAAGTCTTAATGTACCTCGTGGTCTACTTAGGATAACTGGTGATGCAATGGGTAATGGTAGGAGCATCCAACAAAGGGATAACTCAAGTGCCTATACTCAAATCAAAAGAAGGTTACACCTTGCAGATAGTCAGATAATCATACCAGCTAACCCGACCCACTACAATAGTCGAATAGACTGCAACAATGCACTAACTCGTCTTGAGATAAAGGTGAACTCAGTTAGGTGTAAAGGATTCGTTTATGATGCTAAACAAGTACAATGTAATAGTGATGGTGGTATCATTAAATCAAACAGAAAAAACTTATCAGAGAGAGCAGATTTTCTTGATTGTTTCCGTTACTTTGTAAATTCAATTTTAAAAAGATACCTATGAGCATTTGTTCACCTTGTTACGATTCAGGTAGTTATGTAGATGTATGTGCTACTGGTCTTACATTCGGGGTTGCTGAACCTGATACCTCTTACCTTGTTTGTATTCAGTATAAGGCTACTGGTCGCATTCAGACCTTTGTAGCCATTAGTGATGAGTTTGGTAACATTACCATTGAAGGAGTATTGATTGACCCATTACAAGGCTATACTCTTTGGATAACAACTGATACACCAAATGGTACAAGGCAAGACTTAACAATAGGTGAAGACACCTATACTTGCATTGACTTTAGCATTGCGGTAAGTGATAGTGAACCATCAATAGTTAACTTGACTAATGAGTAAACTATCTGCAATCATTAGAGGGTGGTATTACTACCTTACTGCAAGTTCAAAGAATAAGAAACTAAGTAGTGAACGAACTGCAATATGTAACAACTGCCAACATAGGTATAAGAGATTAAACCTTTGTAATGCTTGTGGGTGCTTCCTACCAGCTAAGACACGAGTAGAAGATGCACAATGCCCACATGAATACTGGTGACCTATGGCTAACTTTATCATCTTACAATCAACATTGATTGAATACAACAAGAATATTGAAGATGAAGAGTTACAAGAATTATCATCAATTGACTTAGGAGACTGCAAGGTATTAGTCAATGTCAATGCTATAATGATGGTCATAGAGAATCAAGGAACTACAATACTAACCTTAACCAACTTAGATAGGTTGGTTAGCAATAACACAATAGATGAAGTTATTCAGAAAATTAATGCCTCGCAAGTTGTGGCATCGATACAATAGGTGGAATAAGAAACAATCAAGTTATAACTTAGTTAAGGTCTTTACTCAGGATGGTTACAACTATCTTAAATTCCCGAAAGAAACTAATATGCCACTTGAAAGGTTTAGTATGTCTATGGCATTACTTGAACGATTAAGTTCAGGTATAAGTGGTAGTGAGATGGAATTGATATTAGAGGGTATGGAGAAAGCATTAAGTGCTGGTCTATCCAATCCTAAGAATGCTGCATTAGTTGCTACCTACATTCACATCATACGTGAACGGCAAGACACCATCATACATCGTGACCTTTTACTTAACATAGCTGCTACATGGATTATACGTGATGATGAAGACCCTACCATCATTAACAATGATATCCATAAAGAAAAGTTAGAAGTATTTGAAAAGATGTGCAAGGAGGGTTCACACGATTTTTTTACACGACTGGGTATAGAGCCGCTAATACCCTTAATGTCTATGTCTCCAAGCGACTTTCAGAAATTATGGGAGTACAACGTGGAAGCACAACGCAACCTAATCAAAGCATTGACCCACTTAAATTCAGTCCAAGAGCCAGAGCGAGTGAAACGACCACGAGAATTAAAAATCAAGTAATGACAATAGTTGAGGGTGATGTGGTAGCATACAATCAACTAATGAATAGTGATGTTGATTTATTTATTACTAAATTTGAATCGTTCATAAAATCTCAAAATCGTGGCTAAAGTTATAATTGAATACGAGGCTCAAGCAGCATCACTCAAGGCGGTAACAGATACAATCATCAATGCCAATAAGCAGATAGGAGATAGTGCTGAAGCAGCAGCTAAAGAAGGTGCTGATGCTTATAAAGCAATGGGTAAGTCAATGAGTGCTGCATTTAGTTCACAAGAAGTATCTAAGGCACTTAATAGCAACATAGCTAACATCAATAAGAATCGTGATGCACTAACTAAGCTAACTGGTGAATCAATTAAGTTTGGTAAGGCTGCCATTACATTAGGTGGTCAAATCAAACAGAATGCAGCGGAAACACTAAAGGCAAAGGAGGCATTAGCAAATTACCAAAAGACATTACAAGATACTAATACTGGTACTGATACAACCGAAAAGAAAACCAAATCACTCAAGGCTCAATTAAGAGAATTAAAGGCTGAACTATCAGCACTTGAAGGTGCTGGGTTAGATGGTACTGCTGCATTTGAAAAGTTAGCAATTGAGGCTGGTCAATTAGAAGACCAAATAGGTGACACCAATGAAAGAGTAAAAGTCTTAGCATCTGATACATTTAAGTTTGATGCAGCGGTAGGTGCGGTCAAAGGTTTAGCTGCTGGTTTCGCAATTGCACAAGGAGCAGCAGCATTGTTTGGGACTGAGTCTGAAGAACTTAATAAGACCATTGCTAAGACTCAAGGAGCATTAGCACTACTAACTGGTCTACAAGAAATAGCAACATTAGTTACTGGTCAAGGTGCAACTAAGATAAGTCTGCAGTCTATCTTTATGAAAGAAAAGATAGTAGTGACAAATGCTGCTGCTGGTTCAGTTGGTACATTAGCAGCAGCAGAAGAGGGTGCAGCGGTGGCTACATTAGCAACTAAGAAGAGCCTTGACTTATTAAAGGTTGCAATAGCTGGTACTGGTATTGGTTTACTTGTAATTGCATTAGGTGCATTGTATGCCATCTATCAAGCTAATGCAGCAGCATCAAAGAAGTTTAATGACTTAATGAAAGAATCTGAAACGGCTAATAAGAATGCTGCTGCTGCTATTAAAGAACAGAGAGCAGCACAAGAAGATTTAAATGACCAACTATTAGTAGCATCTGGTGAATTAAAACAAGCAGATGCTGATAAAGCTAAAGTAAGAAGGGATGCAGCAAAAGAATTAGAAACACAACAAAAGCCATTATTTTTAAATCAAGTTAAATTAATTGCACAAGAAAAAGAATTAGCTGGTAAGATTGAATTTAAGAAAGCACAAATTGATGCAGCATCTAAATCTTCAAGAGATAATGCAGCAATTAACTTATCAGCTAATATATCTGAATTAAAAAACTTAGAGACTCAGAAACTTGCAACTAACAAAGCATTGAATGAGACTAAGGCAAGTATCAAAGATTTAAGAGCAGAATCTAATAAAACAACTGGTGGTAAAATTGAACTTATTGATGCAGCAGAAACACAAAGATTAAAAGATGAAGCTAAAGCAGCAGCAGACAATGCAAAACAGATAAGTGACAAAGCAATACAAGATAGGATAACTGCTGAACTGAATGGTCTTAAACTTATTGGAATAGTTAATGGTGAATCATTTAAGAACAAAGAAGATATCTTAAAGAAAGAGGCAGAACTTGAAAGAGCATCAGCAAAAGCCAGTATAACTAATAAACAATTGAGAGCATCCACATTGTTACTGATTGATGCTAAGTTAGCACAAGATACTGAGCAACTTAAACTTGATGAACAAAACAAACTAATTGCTAATGAGGTTAAGTTACTTGAGGCTAAAAAGATATTGAATACTGCAACATTAGAAGATGAAATCAAACAAGCAGAATTATCTTTTACTGCTGAAAAAAATAGTCTTGAGGCAAAGATTAAATTAAATCAAGCATCTGCTGGTGACCTTGAAGTATTGACTGCTAATAGCACTAAGAAGATTCAAGACATAAAGAAAAAAGTCA